TTCTATTAGAAGTACTTGAAGAATTTATTAATACTGGTGAAGTATGTCCAGATCTCATGGATATGGATTTTAGAGATGAGACCAAACAAGAGTCAAGAGACATGTTTGTGATTGTTAATATGATAAACGCAATGTTAAATCGTTGGCACAATATGCCACATGGTTTACATCAAACAATGGATAATGCTTATATTAAAATTAAAGAAATGATTCTTTTAAACGAAGAAGCTCATCATCAAATTTCTGAATTTATATTTGAACCAGAAGATAGCGATATAGAATTTACGTTTACACCCGAGGAACCAGAAGATAATGATACTGATTGATTACAGCCAAATAGCGCTGTCTAATATAATTGTGCAAAAGCTCAATGATGAAAGCATGATAAGACATATGATACTTAATAGTATACGTATGTACAACAAAAGATATAGAGAAGAATATGGACAACTTGTGATTTGCGCCGATGGTATGAATACATGGAGAAAAGAATTCTTTCCAGAATATAAAGCAGCTCGTAAAAAGAATAGAGATAGTTCAGGACAAGACTGGACTGAAATCTTTAGAATCTTACATACTGTACGTGATGAAATAAGAGACTATTTGCCATATAAAGTAATTCATTTAGAAGGTGTAGAAGCAGATGATGTTATTGGTACACTTACAATGCAAACACAAGAGTTTGGTATGGCTGAGCCAGTTATGATTATATCATCTGATAAAGACTTTATTCAATTACAAAAGTTTAATAATGTTAAACAATATAGTCCTATACAAAAGAAGTTTGTAACTGATAAGAATCCAAGAACATATTTATTTAATCATATTATGAGAGGAGATACAGGAGATGGGATTCCAAATGTTCTTTCAGCTGATGATACCTTTATTACAGAAAAAAATCAAACACCGCTGAGACAAACAAGGATTGATGCTTGGTTGGAAGATTCAGATAACTTAAGAGAATCTATGGATGACGAAGTATATCGTAACTATCAAAGAAATAAAAAGCTTATTGATCTTACTGACATACCAGAAAATATTCAAGAAACTATTATAAATACTTTTAATGAACAAGGTAAAACACCGAATATGAAAGTGTTGAACTATTTAATAAAGAAAAGATGTAATCATTTGATTGAAGTCGTGGAGGAATTTTACAATGGCTAGAAAATTAGTATCAGAAGTTTTAGAGGAAGCTTCAAAAATCGTTAAAAAAGCCGATCGTGTTCGCTTTTTACAACAAAACAAATCACCTGGTCTTACAGATATATTAAGGATCAATTTTGATGAGACAATAGTATCTGCATTACCAATGGGAGCACCATCATTTAAAAGAGACGATGCACCAAAAGGATATGAGTATACTGTATTAAATAAAGCATATACTCAATTTAAGTATTTCTTTAAAGGTCCAATCGCAAATGAAATGAAGCCTTTAAAAAGAGAAGGATTGTTTCTTAATCTCTTAGAATCGCTTAATCCAGAAGAAGCAGATCTCTTAGTTGCAGCAAAAGATAAAAGTATGAAATATAAAGGCATTACTAAAAAAATGGTAATGGAAACCTTTCCAAATCTTATTGTAAAATAAACGTTTACAAATACCTTAAAGTATGGTATAATATATATTATGAACATTTTTATATTAGATAATGATCCAGTGATTGCAGCACAAGAGCAATGTGACAAACATGTTGTTAAAATGATTGTTGAATCTGCTCAAATGCTATCAACTGTTCATCGTATGCTTGATGGTGTTATGGAACGTAGACCATCTAAGTCAGGCGCAATGCTACAATACTGGAAACTTAACGATCAAAGAGAAAATATACTCTATAAAGCATGTCATTTTAATCATCCATCAACAGTATGGACAAGAGAATCAAAAGCAAATTATCAATGGCACTATCAACATTTTATTGCTTTATGTGATGAATATACATATAGATATGGTAAAGTTCATTCCACTGATACAAAATTGAGAATAGCTTTACAACAAATACCAACAAATATTCCTGAAAAGCATATGACACCATTTAAACTTGCAATGGGTTCAAATCCAGAATGTATACTTGAAGACGCAGTTGAATCTTACCGTAGATTCTATGAAACAAAACAAAAAAGATTTACGATGGTATGGACAAAAAGGCCAGTGCCAAAATGGTTTAATGCGATATAAATTTCACGAACATCGATATACTTTTAAAAGTCATTTTGCATATGCAGCTGATAGTATAAGACACTCCTTAGATATGATGGGTTATACAAAATCAGAAACTGATGATGCTGAATTACATATATTTAATCATACATGCAGAGATTTAGAACCTGATATGCCAGAGAATTCTATTATCTTTAAACCCACAGCTCCTACAAGTAAACATTTTCAAATAGATACATTAGGTTATGCTAACAGCGGATTCTATACATTTAATGAACCTAATTATAAAAATAGAGTTATTGATAATACTGAATGGAATTATGTAAATGATTTAATAGAACAGAGAGCAAATAAATGGGACGATTCAATATTGCTAAAATGGAAAGATTGTGAAGATGTGCGTGATGATCATATACTTATTATAGGTCAAATGCCAGAAGATGAAACCGTAAACGGCTTTGGCTTTGGTAATCATTGGAAAAAGATGTGTATGATTATCGATAAGCTTAAAGACGAAAACTTAGTGATTAAATTACATCCAAGAATAACAAAAGCTTCTCATATTATAAGAGATTTAAATAAACAAATTGATAAATGGAAAGATGCCGGCCATCAAGTGATAACAGGATATGAATCAATCCATAGTGTATTACCTAAAACAAGACTTGCTATTGTAGAAAATACAACTGCTGGTATTGAATGTATGATGCATGATGTTCCTATCATATCGCATGGATATCCTGATTATCATTGGATAACAAAAGACTTAAGAATACTTACTGAATTACGTGGATATATAAAAGATACATCATGGTTTAATCAGAAGTTATCAAGACAATTTTTAATTTGGTATATATATGATTATCTATGTTATGATATACCATCAACATATAATCGATTAGGAGAGATATTAGATGCCAACATATGAGTTTAAAAATACTGAAACTGAGGAAGTCTTTGAAAAGATTATGTCTTATGAAAGTAAAGTAGAATATTTAGAAAAAAATCCACATATTCAATCACACTATAGTACATTAAATATAGATCATGATGGTGGTAAATCAGTTCTTTCAAGAGCTGGTGACGGATGGAAAGAAGTACAAAATAGAATTAAGAGTGGAATGCCACCAAGATTACGGGATAATATAAAAACAAAATGAGAAAAGAAGAATTAGTAAAACTATTTAAGAAGCTTCCAAAGGAAGACAAAGAAGGAAATATCGAGGGAATTTTTTATGACAGATATGGCGGGAGAATTATCACTGATTCTGTTAGGGTTGATATGGATGGCGGTAGAATTATACTGGTACAAAAGGGATCGGAAAACTACGAGGTCAACAAAAGGAATTGGGAACAGGAGATAAGCTTCAATGAAAAGACCTAGCAAATTAAGACTAGAGCACCTAACTGAGTTAAATCCTTTAACTAAAAATCAAGAAAAAGTATTTAAATCTTATAAAGCAAATAAAAACCTAGTTCTCAGTGGTTCTGCTGGTACAGGTAAAACTTTTCTTGCGCTTTACCTTGGGCTAAAAGATATACTTACTAAAGATAATCAATTAGAAAAAGTAGTGCTTATACGAAGTGCTTTACCTACAAGAGATATGGGATTCTTACCTGGTGAAAAAGAAGAAAAGGAAGCAGTTTATATGGATCCATATATATCCATAGTAAATGAACTCTTTCAGGAAAAAGAAGCTTGGAAAAAAATGATTCAATTTAATAATATTGATTTTATGACAACATCCTTTATACGTGGTATTACACTTAATGATTCTGTGGTAATAGTAGATGAAGCTCAAAACTGTAACTTTCATGAACTCTGTAGTATTATAACTCGAATTGGTAAAAATTGTAAGGTTATTTTTTGTGGAGATTATTATCAATCAGATTTTGTAAAGCAAAATGATAAAAGTGGTTTATATGCATTTATAAATATCCTTAATAATATGAAAAGCTTTGACCACGTTGAGTTTGAATGGCAGGATATTGTCCGCAGTGGTTTGGTTAAAGATTTTATAATGACAAAAGAAATGTTAGAAAAAAACAAATCATGAGCAAATCAACCGAAGAAAAACTTTTACAAGTAGCTAATCTATCACCAGACGAAGCATGGATAGAAAGAATTGTAGATGTACATCCAATGAAACAAGTGGCGATTATGACAGTCGTACAAGTTCTTGTATTCTTTTTTATGCTAGGAGTAATGGCAGTTATTAATTTATTTTTATGATATTTAAACATGAACCAGCAGATCTTGGTTATAACGATCTTGAAGCAGTCACAGGAGATAAAGGTAGATTCTATACAGATCCAGAAGGAAATAAGTATGCATCAGTTACTACAGTTCTTTCAATCCTTTCAGAAGAAGCAATACAAGCATGGCGTGCGCGCGTAGGCGAAGAAGAAGCAAATAGGATATCAAGGCAAGCAAGCTCAAGAGGAACAACCGTTCATAATATAATAGAAAAATATATTGCAAATGATCCTGAATATATTAAAGATGAAATGCCACATAACATACAAACATTTAAAGATATACAACCAATCTTAGATGAAAGCGTTACAAAGGTATATCAACAAGAAGCTCCGTTATTTTCTAAGCATTTAGGATTAGCTGGAAGAGTAGATTTAGTCGGCCAATGGAAAGGTGTTGATTCAATTATTGATTGGAAAACATCTCGTAAACTCAAAAAGAAAGAATGGATAAGTTCATATTTTATGCAATGTGCAGCTTATGCTATTATGTGGGAAGAAAGAACGAGTGTACCTATTAAACAATTAGTTGTATGTATTGCTGGTGATGAAGGACCACAAGTCTTTATTGAAGACCGAGATAATTGGACAAAGGAGTTAATTAATACAATTAATGAATATAAACGAAGAAAACTATTTGGGAGATAGAAATGGCAAATTATAGAGGAAAGCTTTTAGAAACTATAAAAACATCAGCAAAAGCTAATGTTGATAGGCATTTAATGAATGCAGAAGTTTTACTTGGTAGTCACGTTGGAGTTGCAGAACATGGCGATATGATGGAAACTATTGAAAAAGAACTTTTAGAAGTAGCTAAATACCAAGATATATTAGAATCATTAAAACTAATAGGCAAATAAAACTTATAAATAGATATTTACATTTACTTAAAAGTATGGTATAATATATCTATGAAAAAGTTTAACGAGTTTTTAGCTGAAAGAGCTGGCAAAGGCTTAACTGTCTTTGATATTGATGATACATTGTTTGTGTCAAAAGCTCGTGTACTTGTAAAGAATACAAATACTGGACAAACTAAGGCTTTAACTCCAATGGAGTTTAATAGTTATAAGTTAAGAAAACATGAAGAGTTTGATTTTGGTGAATTTAAATCAGCCAAGATCTTTTATCAAACTGCTACACCAATTGGTCGTATGGTACAAAAGGCCAAAGCAATTATAAACAATGCAACTAAAAAAGGTTCAAAGGTTATTATTGTGACAGCAAGAAGTGATATGGATGATAAAGATCTCTTTATTAAAACATTTGAAGCTCACGGTATACCAATGAAAAATGTATATGTTGAAAGAGCTGGAAATATGAGTGGTAAAAATAGTGCAGCTAATAAAGCGATTATTTTTAGAAAGTATTTACAAACCGGTGAGTATGCAAGAATAAGACTCTTTGATGACCACAAAGAAAACCTTCAAGCACTACTTGATTTGAAAAAAGAGTTTCCTACAATAGAAATGTTTGCTTATTTGGCAGACCTAAAAGGAAGCGTAAAGAGAATAAAATAATGCCTATAAAATTAACAAAGAGCGCATCTGTACGTGATAGAGCTACAGGAAAAATAACAGTACAACATGATTATGTTAAATCACACTCAACAAAAGATTTAATTGAAAAATATAACACTGGTACTAAACCAAAGGTTAAACAAAAAATTAAAAATGAATTAGTAAGACGTGGTGGCGTGGTATTTAAATAATGGCTAAACCAAAAACAAGTGGTATCAGTGGTATTACTCCAATTCGAAAAGGTACTTCAATAGGAAGAAATCCTAAATCGAGAGCAACCATGAATAAAGCTAAAAAGAGAAGTTTTAAGAAATATCGTGGACAAGGAAAATAAAATACCAGAGAATACTATTCGTATTAGTTGCTCAGTAGATATACCATATGATCATGATGTATTAAATTATGGAGATAAATCCAGAAAGATATTATTAGATTATATTAAAAATGGTGGATATTATGTCGTCACAAATGGACCGAATAAAAGAAGTACTTAATTTAGAGGAGTACAAAAAGAAACAAAAGAAACAATTTAGAAGAAAGATTCTAAGTACAATACTTGCAATAGGACTTATTACTGGAGCAGTATTATTTTGGATATATTATGGATAATAAACAATGGCATGGTGGAAAAGGATCAAAGAGAAGAAATTCAAATGATTCTTTATACGCAGATAATTGGGAAAAGATCTTTGGTAAAAAGAAACCAGAAGTCGCTGTGCGTAAAGAAACACCAAATCATGCCGCTACACAATTACATAAAGATAAGTCAAAAGTCATACCAAGAAGGTATAAATATAATAACGAGGAACAAATATGAGTATAGATATAGATCAATTTGATTTTGGTTTTACAGCTGTTGATGAAAACGAATTAGAAGCTGTACAGAAATTATCATCAGAAGCTTCAACAGTTGCAGCATCTGCAGAAATAAACGAAGAAAAACTTAATAAGCTCTATAATGCTATATTACCTCTCTTATCAAATTTAAAAGCAAACCCAGAAAAGGATTATATTTACTGGCCAAATAGGACAGAAAAAGTAGAAGCCTTTGAAGATTTAATATCAGGAATAGTTAAATAATGGCAGTACCAACAGGAACAGTTTGTCTTACGGATTTAAGAACAGAATTCGGCGACGCAAATGGTGGAAATGTTTGTTTAACAGAATATTATGCTGGTGGTGCTAATGTAGGTTCAGGTATAACTAATGGATCTGGCACAGCAATTCCTTCAAGTGGAACACTATGTTTAAAATCAAATTTTGCCGGTGCTCAGTCTGCAATTTCAACTGTTTCAAATGTACAAAATTATACTGGAACCTATGCAGCTGAATTTTATGCATCATTATCATATTCAGGTGGCTTTGGCGCTGATAGTATTACTTATCAATTAGTTATGAGAACATCAACAAGTGGTAGTAATTATGTTGCAACTCTTTATGTAGAAGAAACAAGTGATTCATCTGGTGTATATAATAGTGCAGGAATGACAACAGGAACTTTATATCCAGTTCAAACTGTTACATTTACACAAGGTAATTGGCCAGATAGTTATGCATTAGATCATTCAGTTTCAACTGCCCAAGGCGGCGGTGGAGCTGTAAATACATCGACAAATTTAATTGCTGGAACAGGAGAAACTTATACATCAGGAAATAATTGGGATAATACAACATTCGAACTTTTAAATCCTACAACAAATACTGCATTTGGAACAAATCATTTAACTACAGGAGAATGTTTTACAGGAACTGTGATATATACTGATACATATAGTCTTAAATTTATTAAATCAGGATATCCAACCTTAACAGCTTCTACATTTAGTATAGCTTGTGAACAGGATATGACTCATTCAGGAATTTGCCCATAATGTCAAATATACAAGCACAAATTTCAGAAACATCTATCTCTAAAATAAATAATAATAACTTTATTATTACAATGGGGCCTGGTGAATGGACAGAAAATAGAACTGATGGAGTTATAAAATCAATTGATTTTGTAATTAAAGGATGGATAAATGACAATGCTCCTACAATAGATAGAGAAATGCATAATGGAGATACTATAAATCATTTGCAATGGGGACAAACAGGCTCAGTAGAAGAATCATTTAATTGGGTCGTACCAGAAGATTTACAAACAACAGCAACATGGCATGGGCATAATCATCCACATGATGAAGATAATGATGATCTATATGGAACACGATCAAAACAATGGTTATCACTTATAAAACAAACTGATGAATATATAACAGCACATGCTTCTGTTATATCTCAATTGGAGGCACTCTAATGTTTTGGAATAGTAAAGACATCGACATAGAACAATTAAAAGAAACACTCAAAGTAGATGAAGGTGTAGTATATAAAATATATAAAGATCATCTTGGTTATCCTACATTCGGAATAGGACATCTAGTTATAAAAGAAGACAAGGAATTCGGTCAGGAAGTTGGTACTGAAGTTTCAGAAGATCGTGTAAACGAATGTTTTGAAAAAGATGTACAATCAGTGATCGAGGATTGTAAAAAACTACATGATGGTTGGGACGGTTATCCACAAGAAGTGAAACAAATCGTTGCAAACATGATGTTTAATATGGGACTCACGCGCTTGAGCAAATTTAAGAACCACAATGCAGCGCTGCAAGGTGGTGATTGGAAGGAGGCTGCCAAAGAAGGCAGAGATTCGAAATGGTACACGCAAGTGACAAACAGAGCCGAAAGGCTAATGAAGAGACTCGAGGAGATCTAAAAAAACCGAAACATAAAGGTAATTTTTGGTGTCATGAGAGAAAAGACTTTTTCAAATGGGAAGAGTTGATTAATTATAACTATAAGACCTAGGAGGTATATATTATGGATTTAGCATTCATAGTGATTGGTGGAATAATACTAGCAGCAGGAATTTATGCTGTTTATGATAATTCCAAACCTGCGTCAGGAGTTAGAGCAAGAAACGAGAAAGGACATTTTGTAAAAGATGATCCTGATACTCATCACAAAAACGAAGCTTATAAAGATGGTAAAACACCAGCTAAGAAAAAAGCTCCAGTGAAGAGAAAACCAGCAGCTAAGAAGCCTGCTGCTAAGAAAGCTCCAACACAACGCAGAACCAGAAAAACAGCAAAGAAATAATTTGCACTTAATCTAGATTAAGGGATCTTTTAGGTCCCTTTTTTTATGTCTTAGCATTGTAGCTGTTATAAATAACTGTGTACAATAATTATAATTATAGGATATATAATATGGCAGCAGTCAAATTAAAAGGTTCTGAAATAAATTTAGCTTCAGCAACAAATGTTGAATTTGCAACACTTGTAAGAGTTGTAAATAATTTACACGGTAGCATACAATTAGTTACACATGCTGATAAAGATGGTCAAGTAAAAGGTACTTTTACAATGACAGCAAATTCAGTTGAATTAATTAAAAAAACATCAACAGATACTTTACTAGGAGCAGCAACTACATTAGCCGTTAAAGTAGCTAAGTAGCTTCTACTTGATAATATGGAAGAAATATTTCAGCTAATCTCCGATGTAGGATTACCTATAGCTGGTGCTTTAGTGATGGGATTCTTTATCTTTACAATCATTAAACAAATACTTGAAGGTGTCGTTGATGATATTACAACACTTACCATGTTTTGTTCAAGCTTAGAAAATAGAGCAAGAACAATGAGTAATGAAATGGTCAAGATTGATTTACTTGTAAGTAGTGCATTAGAATTAAGACCTGATATCGAACGAATAGCTCGTGCAGAGAATTTTATCGAAGATGGTAAACTTGACGTAAGAAGAGATTAATATGGAAATTGCTGATTTAATAGCCAATTATGGCTTTCCTACTGTTATGGTTGTGGGTTTAGGATATTTTGTTTACTTTGTTTGGAATTTTATAAGTGAACACTTAGATCCAGCCACAGAAAAAATGCATTTCCAACTTATAAGAGTCATTGATCAGATGAGAATGCTAGATCAAGACCTTATTAGATTACAACAAAAAGTAGACGTAGTATTGGAATATAGAGAGAATGAAAAAAAGAAAAATAGAGAAAGTTAAAAGTCAAGCTGAAATATTAACTTTAGTAAGTATTTTTGTCATATCGATTATGGCTGTTTCTCCTGTTAACGCTACAGAAATAGTACACAAATTTAAAAATCCTTCCTTTAGTGGTATAGGAACAGCATCACATTATTTGACTGTAGAGAACCAAGAGTTTTCTCGTAAGAAACAAATAGAAGAAGCATTAGAAGCTGCAGAAAAAGCAGCACAAAGAGAAGCTGAAAATACCACACTTGCTAAGTTTATTCGTAACTTAGAAAGTAGAATATATGCTCAAATGTCTAAACAATTAGTAGAAAGCATGTTTCAAAACGACGGTGCAGTACGATTTGGATCTTTTACATTAGAAGGTTCAGTTGTTACTTATGAAGTGATAACCAATGAAGATGGTTCAGAATTTATTAAAATGACTATAGTTGATACAAACGGAACGGAAACAGTAATCGAGATTCCAATAGGAACAGGTTACTTCGGGAGTGACTATGGTACGACACCTGACGGCTAGTTTCTTAGCAATAATTTTACTTACAAACTGCGCACAGATTCCAAGATATACTGAAGATCCAACTATCTGTAATCCAGACATGTGGGGCGATGAATATGATCATAATGTAGTTGAATGGGTCAAAGCAAGTGGAAGAGTCTTTAAAAAGGCAATGCCATATATTTGTGTTGATGTACCTGAAATTGTTAAGATGCCATCATACTTTCAATTATTAGATTTACCACCAGCTGAAACGAAACCAGTTGTTGCTGTATATCAATTTGCAGATAAAACAGGACAAAGAAAAGCTCTTGATGGTATAGCATCATTTAGTACAGCAGTAACACAAGGTAGTACTGAAATGCTCATTGATGCATTAAAGAGTGCAGGTGGTGGAACATGGTTTCGTGTAGTAGAAAGACAAGGATTAGATAACCTTGTAAGAGAACGACAAATTATAAGAAGTGCACGCCAAGACCTAGCAAAGGCAGAAGGCAAAGAAGAAGCACAAGGAATTCAACCATTACTTTTTGCTGGAATGTTAATTGAAGGCGGAATAATTGGTTATGATACTAACATACTATCTGGAGGGCGAGGCGCGCGAACTCTTGGGATAGGTGCTAGTCGACAATATCGTAAAGATGTTGTCACGGTTTCAATTAGAGCTGTTTCAGTTCTAACTGGAGAGGTTTTATTAAACGTCCAAAGTAAGAAGACTATCCTATCTTACGGCAGTGGAGGAGATGTATTTAGGTTCATAGAACAAGGTACACAACTTATTGAGTATGAGGACGGAGTGGGTAAGAATGAGTCAGTGACATATGCGGTGCGTTCAGCCATTGAGGCAGGCGTATTGGAATTAATCAACCAAGGACATGATAGAGGTTTTTGGATAATAAAAGGAAAAGAAAAATGATAAAATATATATTAGGCCTAAGTTTATTTTTCAGTTCTTTGACTTTTGCACAAGCATCTGATGATAATGAAATTAATATTACACAAATAGGTGATACACTTACTTTGTATATTGACCAGGTAGGATATGGAAACAAGATTGGACTGGATAATTTTAGTTCATCTTCTTCTGCTTCTCCGATTACTGGTTCTTCATTAACTTTCAATATCGATCAGATTGGTAATAGTAACCTTCTTTATGGTAAAGTTACAGCTGATTCTTCTTCATACACTTTAGAGTGGAACGGAGATAGTAATGTCTGGGACTGGATGATAGGAGAAACAGGTTCATCGGACAGCTCAAACTTTCTGGTGGATATTACTGGCGATTCAAATACAATGGATTTGGATCAGGGTTCTTTATTTAGTGCAGAACGATTAGACTTTGATTTAACAGTTTTAGGTAGTTCAAACGTATTTGATGTTGATGTTGAGACTGATGATGTTATCTGGAATTTTGACATTACAGGTAGTTCGAATGATATTAATACTTTACAAAAAGATGGATATTATCAAGAGATTAATTTTACTCTCGATGGTTCATCAGCTGATGTAGACATTAATCAGATATCTGGTACATGTCCTACTGGCGTTTCAACATGTAAAGGTATTATAACACTTGATGTGGATAGTGAGAATGCAACAATTCAAATCAATCAAAAAGATTCAACTAGCGATACTTAATCTTATACTCATAGGGTCCGTTTCGGCGGACTCTATTGGTTCTATTGTTGAGCAATCAGGCGCAGCTCAAATCAAACGACAACAAGAAGAGATTGTTGTCACTGCTGCATATCTACCAGAAATTGAATTAAACGATGTTGCTGAAACTGCAATGGGTAAACTTAAAATTCAATTTTTAGATAAAGCTCAACTAGATATCAAAGAACACAGTGAAGTTCTTATTGATGAAATATATTATGATCCCGATCCATCTCTTTCAAAAATGTCAATGAAGTTTACTATGGGAACAGCAAGATTTGCTTCAGGTTCTCTTGGATTAATAAACAAAGCAAACATTGATATACAAACACCAACAGCTACGATAGGTATTCGTGGTACAGATTTTACAACAACAATTGATGAACTTGGCAGAAGTTTAATTATGCTATTACCAGATGTGAATGGCGATCCATCTGGAGAAATTACAGTAACTAACGAAGCAGGTACTATTACTTTAGATCAAGCTTATCAAGCAACAATGGTATCTTCTTTAAATACATTACCGACCAGTCCAGTTACGATTGGTGGTATTACACCCTCAATGATCGATAATATGTTTATCGTAAATCCACCCAGAGAAGTAAGAGAAGCAATAGAAGAACAAGTGAAAGATGATTTAAATAAAGATCAAGGTATTTTAGATATTGATTTTTTAGAATATAATGAATTAGAAAAAAGCATTGATGATTATTATGAAGAGGAACAAGATTATAATAGAATTGATATTGATTATTTAGCTGGAGATTTTTTACCTGATCTATTAGATGTAGTAGAAGAATTGGTTCGAACTAA